CATTCATTACAAAGACTGCATTCTTTCGGTATGGGGATCCAAGGCTGTGGTATAGGTCAATAAGTTCATCTGCAGTAATAGCAGCTGCGCTTGCTCCCGTAACACCTAGGCTTGCTCCCCCGGTAGCATTAAAGATACCGGTCGGTTTTCCCGTGCCGTTTCCGATAAAGAATGCTTCCTCTTCTTTGGCGCCAATTCTTCGTGCAAACTCCCTTGCGATATAGGCCTCCATGTTGAAGACACTGTCATTTAGCAGTTCTTCTGAAATCTTTATGATGGTTGCCAGCTTAAATGCACCAATAGACACAAGGCCAAAGGAGTCGTCGGATTCGGGGATGTTCCCTTCCTCTTCCACCCAGGATGCAGTACCTTTGCTGGCCACAACCGGGATCTTCTTGTCTCCGGATCCGGTGGTGATGACATTGGCTAGGGTTCTGAAGATATTAGCTTCCTGCAAGGCTTCCACAAGAGTTCTTTCAAACTCATCTGGAACCAGGTATCCGCCCTCGGAGTCCGTTCCAATCTGCAGAGCATTTTGGATGTCATATCCTACTTTGTTTCTCATGGCAGACCAGAATGCGCTTTTATAATTGTCGCTATTTCTTCCGATTTTTTCTTCTCCTGCTTTTTTGGCAGGCCTTCCGGTAATCGGTTCGTTTAGCGGCCTTGAAAGCTCCAGATCCAGGGCTGCCTGCCGCTCCAGTCTTTCGATTTCCTTGCCAAGGGATACTACTTCGCCTTCCATTTTCTCGTAGGTGGAAGTATCCTCTGCGGAAAGCATCCCGTCCTTTTCTCTTCGCTCGTCCAAAAATGCCTTTGCAGCATCCCAAGTCTTTGCTCTTTTTTCTCTCATTTCCAAAATTTTGTTCATAAAAACCTCCTTAAGGTTTGATTAGTTCAAGCCTTTTTACAAGACTATCTGCGTTTGTGCCAGGCGTTTTAGGTTCTTGCACCGGCATTTTTGAAAGTAACGAATTAGTAACTGCTCTTCTGGAAAAAGCATAGGAGTCGCCCGTCTGCTTTTTATCCGAAAACATGACTTCATCTGCAAATCCATACTCTTTTGCCTTGTGGGCCGACAGCCATGTTTCCGCATCCATCAGTTTTGATAGCTTGTTTCTAGGCAGCCCTGTTTTAATTTCATAAGCGTTGATAATGGATTCTTTGACTTCATCAAGAAGCGCAATAGCCTTTTGCATTTCCTCTGAGTCGCCAATGGCCACAGTCAGTGGATTATGGACCATCATCAGACTGGTCGGCGACATGAGCACTTTGGTTCCTGCCATGGCAATCACTGATGCTGCGCTTGCTGCAATGCCATCTATCTTGACTGTCACATCGCCTTTGAAATCCATGAGCATGTTATAGATTTGGCTGGCAGCAATACAGTCTCCCCCGGGAGAGTTGATCCATACCTCAATATCCCCTTCCCCGTTTTCAAGCTCTGCTTTAAATGCCTTGGGGGTTACTTCATCTCCCCACCAGGTTTCTTCGGCGATGACCCCATCAAGATAAAGGGTCCTTTTGCCATCTTCTTCGTTTTTAATCCAGTTCCAGAATTTCTTCATTCTGTCTCCTTTCCTGCTTTGGTGTTAACTACTCCTTCTAACATTCCCGCATCCGATAGCTTGGTCATGGATCCATTCACAAGGTACAAATCCCCACCATCTTCCTTTGAAAGTCGGTTCATGTTCTCAAGCTCTCTGATATCATTGGCGGATAGCCAGCCATTTAGTCTTCCAGTGGCATACCCTTGCATCCTCGATGCATAGTCGCCACGAAGAAGGCCGTCCACATTAAACCGGATAAAGTACTTGCCTTTATCGCCATTTAATAGAAGTGCCCTTTGCATGGCCATTTCCCACCTGACCACCCAGGGGTCTAGAGTGTATTTCACAAACTCAAGGCTCTGTTGCTCGATATTTGAAAAGCTGGATTTTTCCAGATCCCCAATCATATGCGGTGGGATTCTAAAGATTCTAGCGATTTCATTTATCTGAAACTTCCTGGTTTGTAAAAACTGTGCCTGCTCTGGTGGTATGCCGATGCTTTGAAACTTCATTCCCTCTTCAAGGACAGCAATCCTGTGGGCGTTGCTACTCCCCTGGTAAACCGCATTCCAGCTTTCTCTAATTCTTGCCGGATCTTTTACGATCCCGGGGTGTTCTAAGACTCCTCCCGGGTTAGCGCCATTGGCAAAGAACTTAGCCCCGTATTCCTCAGTGGCAAGGGCGATACCAATGGCATTTTTAGCCATGGCAATTGGTGAGTAACCAATTAGTCCATCAAAGCCAAGGCCTGGAATGTGAAGCACATCTCCCCGTTTCATGAGAATTGGTCCTCTGTCCGACTGGTAGGTATAGAAAAGCTCGCCGGTTTCTGACCTGTCTACCACCATCCGGTCTGGCATCAGTGGGTAAATGGAAAGCACATTGCCCCTGCCATCCCTTATAATCTGCCCATACGCATTCCCCCAAAGAAGAAGGTGGCTCATCAGCGTTTCCCGGAAAACAAAGGATGTCATCTCGGGGTTAGGTTCATCGTGAAGTAGCTGATACAAAGGATGCTTGGATGACTTCTCACTACCGCTGCTTGTCACCTCATATACATGAAGGGGCAAACTTGCTATGGTCTCAGATAAAATCCGGACGCAAGAGTAAACAGCACTTGTTTGCATGGCCGTGTGCTCATTTACCGTCTTTCCACTTGATGTTCCTCCAAAGAAGAAGCTGAATCGGTTTCCAAGATAGTTTTCAGGCTTATCTCTGGCTCTAAATATGCTTTGAAGTATTCCCATTCTTCCTCCTTTTGGGCATGAAAAAAGCACCTCGTTTGAGATGCTTTGAAAATATTGATATCACATGTTTTTATTTTGACGACTTAAGTTCATCCACGATACTTTGAAGCCCCGTCAATTCTCCTTTGCCAAGTGTTCCATAATAGTTGATATGGCCTTGCACAGCTTTTAACGCTTTACGAAAAGCTTCCTCCCCATAGTCTATTCTGATTCTTTCCAACAGGAATCGATTGGTATCATTGTTAAATGCCCGTTTATATGTTTCACCACTTAGCATTGCTAGAAAAATTGTGATGAATGCGCCTGCAGACCCTTCTGCCATACCTGTTTGCTCTGAGATCTTAACGACCCCTTGTGTCCGAGATAAATTCCCCAAGTGCACTTTCTGTGCAATCGGGTATGCCGCTTTGCTCATACTAAGTGTGATCTTCATAATACCCTCCCAATATTGTTATCAATTACTATTTAGGAAATTATACCACAAACTCATAACAAAATAATCCCTCTAGTGTCATAAACGCTTCAGCCGGTATTGTCTCCGCAACGGATTGCCCTATCAAGCGCCATAATGGTTGCTACAGCACCGTCAATCCGTTCGGTGGATTTTTCCTTGTCCGGTTTTATATTCCCTGCAGGGTCGGTTCTTATAGAAATGTTATCCATCATCCAGCGAAGAGTTGGATTGCCCCCATGAGCTATCTTTTGCTCCATAGTAAGCTTTCTAAGTTCTGCGTCATCTGAACTGCTCCCCATCGGTCAAAGGCAATCTCACGGATGTTATATTTCATTCCAAGTTCCTCAATGAAAGTCTCGATGAAACCGTAATGGACTACGTTTCCTTCTGTTGTAAAGATGTACCCTTGCTTCTTCCATATATCATAGGGGACATGATCCCTTCGAACTCGAAGCTCTAAATTTTCTTCTGGGATCCAAAAGAATGGAAGTATACTAAATCGATCCTTTTCATTCTCAGGCGGAAATACCAAAACAAAAGCTGTAAGGTCTGTGGTGCTTGAAAGGTCTAGGCCACCGTAGCATACTCTTCCGAGAAGCTCATCCTGGCTGACAGGGAAATCACATTTGTCCCATTTCTCCATGGGCATCCAGCGTAATGACTGCTTCACCCATT